CGCAGTCAAGTCGCCATTTAATGATGGCACCTGGTCACGCGAAAATGCCGACATCCTACGCCAGGGTGGCCAAGAGCAAATCCAACAAACCGAAACACTGACTGAGTCTGATGCGATTAACAGTGAAGAGGATGCAGAAGGCGATGATGTTGCCGCAATTGATGCGCAAGCAGACATCCCTGAAACTGTCGACGACCAGGCAGAACTGAAGTCTGCACTTGAGGTGGCCAAGAGCCAGGTGTGGAACAAAGGCCGCGACCTCAAGTTGGCAATTCAAAAGGCTGTGCAAGAGGCCGCTGGCGCCGCTGGTGTTGATGTCTCTGTGCCATCACCACAGACCACCGATTACCTGGTGCGCGTGGGCGTCAAGGATGCACTGTTTGCCCTTGAGCAAAACCCCAACGCAATTGGCTGGTACGACGAAAAGACACGCCAGGCGCTGGCCGTTATGGCGCTGGTCCATCCTGAGATTGCGACCAACGAAGACGCACGCTTTGCATTTACCTGGGCGTTGGCCGTCACATCCAACGGCCTGAAGGTCGACAAAAACTTTGAACTGGCCGAGAAGGCATACAGTTACTACAAAGAAAACAAGGTCATGCCCACCAACATTAAAGGTGGACAGGCCCAAGGCGCGATCAATGATTCGCTGGCGCTGTTCAACGAACTGGTCAAAGGTTGGGGTATCAAAAACCTGCGCCAATTTATGCAGACCAATTTTACGGTTGGCGAGATCAGCGCAATCAGCAAAGATTTAAAGCCAGGCGGCGAGCACGCCGACACCGTGGTCAAAGGCTCGGCCATCATTGGACCAAAGATTGGCAACGGGTTCTTCTCGAACTTGTACGGCGACTTTACTTCGCTGACCATGGACCGCTGGTTGATCCGCACTTGGGGCCGCTGGACCGGCACGCTGATCAAGAGCCAGCCAAAGCATGTCGAGGTGGCCACAAACCGTCTAGACGCCGCCATCCGCAGTGCAACGCCAGAGCAGGCCAAGCAACTGTCTGATGTCATCGGGGTAGACATTGCCAACACCGATCCATGGACCCCAAACTGCGCGAGCAGATGAATGAGTCCAAGGTAGGCGAAGAGATCCGCAAGGCAGGCAACAGCCTGGCCAAGTACAACGATGGCCAAAAGGAAGCCCCGGCTGGCCCTCACGAACGCACCTACATCCGCTCAGTGTTTGCCCAGATCCTGGCTGAGTTGCAGACCGATCCGGCCTATGCCGACCTAACCATGGCCGATTTGCAGGCCGTGCTCTGGTACGCAGAAAAACGGCTGTATGAATCAGCAAAAGACAATAATGTTGACCAAGAGTCAACAGGCAGGTCGCTGGAGGGGAGCAGGCCGAAACTGGAGGCTTTACTCAAAGAGAAAAACGGCTCTTCGCAGGCGCCGTCGCAACCAGAATTGCAAGATCCAATCGAAGCGGCGATCAGAAACAATCCTGGTCTTACACGGCAAAAAGCAGTGGAGATGGCGGAAAAGTTCGGGTTCTAAAAAAACTCCTTGTCACCTTCTCGCAGGAATGGAAAGCAGGCGCAGGCCTGGCCCGTGTGTACCGCAACAACGGTATTACCGTGCCCAAGTTCTACGAGTTGGAGCAAGGCAAAGAACAGAATGCACAACGATTCTCTGATGCCATCACTGCAAGCAAACAAGCCAGTGGAGACATGGGCGCCGCAGTCTATGTCTATTCGGTCGAGGACTACAAAGGCATGCGCCTGTTTCTTGCTGAAGACGGCCTGTCTGGCGTGGCAGTCAAACCAGATGGGGACATCGTATCGGTGTTTTCCCAGGGGGGTGCTGGCCGCTCTGTCATGGAGTTGGCCGTGGCCGCTGGTGGCACCAAACTTGATGCATTCGAGACGATCCTGCCGGAGTTCTACGCGGCCCACGGATTCGTTGCGTCTTCGCGTTTACCCTGGGATGACACCCAGGCGCCCGAAGGCTGGAACAAAGAGGCATTTAGCCCGTTCAATAACGGCGAGCCAAATGTCGTATTTATGGCCCTGGACCAGTCGTACTACGGCTGGCACAAGATCTCGGACGGCAAAAAGTCCAAGACCTACGACGATGCTGTCGCAGAGCAAAACCGCGCTGTAAAGCGCAACAAGAAACGAAAGGAAGATTATGGAAAACCCGCAGTCTTTGCCCAATCAGGAGCCGGAGGTGGCGGCGTTCAACGCTTACGAACAAGCGATCTCGATGTTGCCCAACGATATGGCACAGCCAGGGATGGAGCAACTTCAGTCCTTGGTATCCACTATTCAAAGCAACCTCGCACAGATCTTGCCGGAACCTCCTACGGAACAGGGCTAAAGGGCGCGGAGGCTGGCCGCTTGGCCAGCGCCGACCCTCGCCTATCTCAACGCGTCCACTTTTATGTAGACACCGGCAATGGCATCCGTCCAGAAGCCGGAGTTGGCGGCAATGTGCATGCCGTCTACCTTGACAACCTATACGACGCATCGGCTGACCCGCTAGGCCTTCGTGCCCAAGCATCGGCTATGGGCCGTGATGACCGTGGCATGTGGTTTAACGCGGTCGAGTCCGCAATCCTGGACGCCGGGTTTGATGGGGTCTACATTCCAGGCGCTGGCCTTGACCAAGGCGTGGCCGTGCTTCTTGGGCCAACCCACACCAAAGTTCCTGTCGAACAGCATGGCATGCACTCGATGCCCATGGCGGGCGCTACAGCGACCCCTGCGGCGACGAAACGACGCTATGCAATGCTCACCTCAGAGATCCGCAAATTCGAGGCCCAGGAGGCTGAAATCAAGGCGGCGGCACCATCGGCTGAGTTGCGCAATGGAACCCTGACATTTGACGAGGCTGATGCCCAGGCAGTGGCTAAGTTTTTCCCGCCTGCGGCACAGGCTCAATTACTGCGCCAACCAGAGCGTGGCGGCTTTGATCCAAAACGATTGACAACAATTCTCAACGAGAAGGCGGACATGTCCACCTTCCTGCATGAGACTGCGCATTTCTTCCTGACGGTTTACGCTGACATGGCCTCGCGCCCCGATGCAACAGACCAGGCAAAGGAAGACATGCAAACCGTGCTTGACTGGTTCGGCGTCAAAGACCTGGCCACCTGGAACGCGCTGTCGCTCGATGAGCAACGCAAGTACCACGAATCATGGGCCTACAACTACGAGATCTATTTGTTTGAAGGCAAAGCGCCAAGCGTGCAGATGCAATCAATATTTGAGCGATTCAGTGCCTGGTTGCGTCGTGTCTACAAATCAATCCGCGAAGAACTCAACGAAATCTATCGCCAAGAAAACGGCGAAGATTTGCCAATCCTGACCGGCGAAGTCCGTCAAGTGATGGACCGCATGCTGGCCAGCGAAGAGCAGATCAAGCAATCCGAGGCAGTCAACAGCATGGTGCCCATGTACCAGACTCAGGAAGAGTCCGGCATGACCGATGAAGAGTGGGCCGCATATCAATCAATGATGGCAGAAGCCACCGAGGTATCGATTACAGAATTGACCCAGGCAAGCCTGCGCCAGTTGAAGTGGCTTGGCAATGCACGCTCGCGTGTGCTCAAAGAAATGCAGTCCAAAACCGCAGACATTCGCAAAGGTGTGCGCGAAGAGGTAGCCGCAGAAGTTCAGAATGACCGCGTCTACAAGGCAATGGAATTCTTGAAGCGTGGCGTCGCAATGGACGAGAACGGCCAAGAGATCCAAGCCCTGGCTGGCCACAAACTCAAGATTGCCGATGTCAAGGCGCTTTATCCTGAAAGCAAAGAATCGCTTATACCTGCACCTGACTTGGCCAAACTTGGCTATGGCAAGTACGGCATGCTGGCCGAAGACGGCCTGTCGCCTGACCTGGTGGCATCAATGTTCGAATTTGAATCTGGTGATCAATTGGTCCGCTCACTGCTTGAAGCCAAACCAATCAAAGAAGAAATCGACGAACGCACAGATAACCGCATGCTCGAGGAATACGCCGATTTGATGGACCCGGCAAGCATCGAACTCGAAGTGCAGAAGGCATTGCACAACGAGGCACGCGCCCGCTTTGTGGCCGTTGAATTGCGCTACCTTGCTAAAGCCACACAGCCTGCACGCTTGATGATTCAGGCCGCTAAGACTGCGGCCAAGTCACTTATTGGCAACAAGGTGATCGCAGAGATCCGTCCGCGTGACTACACGCTGGCAGAAGCCCGCGCCTCCAAGGAAAGCACCAAAGCATCAAAGGCTGGCAAGACTACTGAAGCGGCCAAGGCAAAACAAAATCAACTGCTTAACAATCAACTTGCACTCGAGGCAGTTGTTGCACGCAAAGAGATCGACAAAGCCATCGACGGTTTTACCAAGATCTTCAAGGCCGATGCAAAGATGGCCAAGAATCGCAACATCGATCTGGTCAATGCCGCACGCTTCATCCTTGGCCACTACAGCCTTGGACCGCGTGGAAGGCAAGGCTGTGGCTTTGAACTCAATCATTGAAGACCTCAATAAACGCTTGGAAGAGATTGGTGTGCCTGCCGAAGTGGCCGGTGAACGCATGGCGCCAGGCAAGAAAGAAAAAGCCATCCGTGCCCTGTACAACGCCAAGGCATTGACCCGCAAGGTCGAACACTGGGCTGATGCAACCGACGGCCCTGGTGGCCCTGGTCCATTTACCAACTACATCTGGCGTCCATTGCGTGCCGCTCTTGACCAGTACCGCGTTGATCGCAACCGCTATGTCAAAGACTATGTCGACATGATCAGCAAACTGGATCTGCCTGTGCAAAAAATCAACGCGCCAGAACTGAACTACACCTTTGGAAACGAAAACGGTGGCATTGGTAAGGCTGAGATTCTTGGCGCACTGATGCACATTGGTAACGACAGCAACATGAAAAAGTTGCTTGCTGGTCGTGGCTGGGGACAGATTAACGAGGACGGATCTGTCGACACCTCGCGCTGGAATACTTTCATGAACCGCATGATTGACGAAGGCGTGCTAACCAAAGCCGACTTTGATTTTGTGCAATCCGTATGGGATCTAAATGAAGAACTCAAGCCTATGGCGCAAGAGGCGCATCGCGAAATCTTCGGCTACTATTTCAAAGAAGTCGAGGCTCGCCCGGTGGTTACGCCGTTTGGCACATACCGTGGCGGATATGTTCCGGCAAAAACTGACCCGTTTATAGTTCGCGACGCCCAGCGCCAGGCAAAGATGGAACAACTCGAGAGCGACTTCCGTCAATCAATGCCAAGCACTGGCGCAGGATTTACAAAGGCTCGTGTTGAATACAACAAGCCGTTGTCGCTTGACATCCGCGTAATGGCCAAGCACATCGATGATGTGATCCGCTTTGCTCGAGTCCAGCCAACAATTCGCGACACGCTCAAGATCCTACGCAAGCGCGACTTTGCAGATACGATTACCCGCATCGATCCAACCGTGATCGAAGACATGCTGATCCCTTGGCTTAACCGTTCTGCCCGCCAGATCACAAGCGAAGTAGGCATGAACAGAAGCGTCGACAACTTCTGGCGTGCTGTTCGCAATCGCACTGGTATTGGCATCATGTTTGCCAACATCACCAACGCATTGCAACAGGTGACTGGCTTTTTCCCTGCACTGCTTAAAGTTGAAGGCAAATACATGAAATCGGCTTTGGCTGATTACATGAAGAGTCCGACTGCACAGGCTGAGTTTGTTGCTGAGTTGTCGCCATTCATGGCTGACCGCATGAGCAATCAAATGGTTGAAGTGCAGGACATGATGAACGACCTGCTGATCAACCCAACCAAGTTTGAAAAAATTCAAAAATGGTCCAACAAGCATGGCTACTTCTTGCAACAGGCATTCCAAAACTTTGTCGATGTGGTGACCTGGGTTGGCGCATACAACCAGGCCATTGTTGACCAGGGCGTCGACATCGATGAGCAGGCCGCAAGCAAAGAGGCAATCAAGCGTGCAGACGCCGCAGTGCGCATGACGCAGTCCAGCCTACAGCCTGAAGACTTGTCCGCGTTTGAGGTTGGATCGCCGTTCTACAAGACGCTGATTCAGTTCTCTGGCTACTTCAACATGATCGCCAACCTGAATGCCAACGAATACATCAAGATCTTCCGTGACCTTGGATGGCGTGGCAACAAAGGCAAACTGTTCATGACTTACCTGCTTGGGTTTGGTTTGCCAATGCTGGCCGCTGATGCAATCGTTCGGTCGCTTGGCGGCGGCTGGGACGACGATGACGAGGACGGCTACATGGATGTCTTCATGTCCTGGTTCTTCGGTTCTCAATTGCGTGGTGCTGTAGCCCTGGTGCCGTTTGGTACTGCCGCAACCGTTCCGTTCAACGCGTTTAACAATAAGCCATACGATGACCGCATGACCACCAGCCCATCTGTCTCAACGCTCGAGGGCGCAACGGTTGGCGTGGTCAAGGCTGGCATCAACATCGCCGACCCTGACAAAGAGGTCACCGGCAAGAATGTTCGCGACATCTTGACGATGATCAGCCTGGCTACCGGCATCCCTGTCACCGTGCTTGGCAGACCGATTGGTTATGCCATCGATGTCGAGCGCGGAAAGATTAAACCCACCTCTGATGTTGACTACATTCGCGGCCTGGCAACAGGCAAAGCAAGCGAATCGTCAAGACAGTAAGGTACCCGTATCCACATCCACAATGCTTAGTCTCTTCACAATCGTCCAGGAGTTCCGTCCATGACCATAAGTTCAGACCAAAACTCAAACCCAGGCGGCACAATTACGCTGACTGCTGGCGCTTTGGCGGCTGGCTTTAACTTGGTCATCACCTCGGACATTGAAAACCTTCAGCCGACCGACCTGACAAACCAGGGCGGCTTCTACCCTGAGGTGATCACCGACGCCCTGGACCGTGCAACGATTCAGATCCAACAACTTCAAACTTCTGTGGACCGTGCGGCACTGTTGCCAATCACGAGCGCCGCTGATGCTGAATCGCTGGTAGCCGACATTGTTCGACTGGCTGATAGTGCTGACAACCTAGATACAGACGCAGTAAACATTGCGTCAATTAACACTGTTGCCGGTAGCATTGCAAATGTCAATACCGTTGCAACCAATATTGGCAATGTCAATACAGTTGCCGGAGTGTCTGCCAGTGTGACTGCCGTTGGCACAAACATCGCATCTGTTAATACCGTTGCGGCTGATCTTAACGAGCCAGTGTCTGAGATTGAAACTGTTGCAACCAACATCACCAATGTAAACACCGTCGGTACGAACATCGCCAGCGTCAACACTGTGGCCGGTATCCAAGCCAATGTGACGACCGTGGCTGGCATATCTGCCAATGTCACGACCGTGGCCACCAATAGCGCCAGCGTGGCGACCAACATTGCCAGCGTAAACACTGCCGCAGGAAACAACGCAAACATTACGACTGTGGCGACCAACATCGCCAATGTAAACACAACCGCAACCAACATTGCAAATGTAAACTCTGTTGCAGGGAACTCAACAAACATCAATGCTGTGGCTGGTAACAGCACCAACATCAATGCTGTTGCAACAAACTCGACCAACATCAATACTGCCGCAACCAACATCGCCGCGATCACGACTGTTGCCAATGACTTGAACGAGCCTACTAGTGAAATTGATACAGTTGCAAACAACATTGCAAATGTCAACACGGTAGGTACAAACATTGCCGATGTGTCGACTGTTGCAGGAGTTGCAGGTAATGTAAACACTGTTGCCGGTATTGCGCCCAATGTAACTACCGTTGCAGGTGTGAGCGCCAATGTCACAACTGTTGCTGGCATTGCCGCCAATGTGACCACGGTTGCTGGCGTTGCGGCTAATGTGACAACTGTTGCAGGAATTTCTGCTGATGTAACTTCTGTGGCCACTGTTGCATCTGACATACCAACTGTTGCCGCCAATGTCACAAACATCAACGACTATGCAGACACTTACCAGGGCGCAAAGGCAACAGCCCCTACACTTCGCAATAATGGCAGTGCGCTACAAGTTGGTGACTTATATTTCAACAGCACAAGTAATGCAATGTTTGTGCGTGCAAGCACCGGCTGGGTTCCTGCTGGTTCAAGCGTCAACGGAACAAGCCAACGCTATCGATACATTGCAACTGCTGGCCAAACGACTTTCACAGGCACAGACAGCAATGGCAACACGCTAACTTATGACGCTGGCTTTGCTGACATTTATCTGAACGGTGTCCGCCTTGACAGCACAGACTTTACTGCATCAAGTGGTACAAGCATTGTGCTGGCCTCTGGTGCCGCACTAAACGACGAACTCAACATTGTTGCGTTTGGCACATTTAATGTGGCCGCGTTTAATGGCTCTGGTTTAGTTGATAGCACTGTCAACATCAGCAAACTGAGCGCAACCGGAACGCGTAGTTCCGCGACCGCATTGCGTGGCGACAACACTTTTGCAGACATCACACCAACAGAAATTTCTGATCAAGCAAATACAAGCACTGGCTACATGATGATGCCAGTTGGAACAACATTACAGCGCCCAGGAACTCCTGCGGTTGGTATGTACCGGATGAATACAACAACCGGTGAGCCAGAATGGTATGACTCTGCAATGTCAAAATGGACTGCTTTTGCTGACAGAACATATGATGTTGAATACATTGTTGTCGCTGGTGGAGGTTCTGGAGGTATGGGAGCATCTCATGGCGCGGCAGGTGGTGGCGCCGGTGGATATAGATCTTCAGTTACTGGCGAGTTATCTGGAGGAGGCTCATCTGCGGAAAGCAAACTAAATGTTGTTCGTGGAAATGCATACACAGTAACAATTGGTGCTGGTGGTTCTGGAACATCAACTTCTAGCGCAACAGGAAACAACGGAAACAATTCTTCTTTTGGGGCCGTAACTTCTGTTGGTGGTGGTGGCGGTCACGGTTATAGATCATCAACTGGTGGCACTGCGCCGTCTGGTGGATCTGGTGGCGGAGGTGGTGCCGACAATGGATTGGGTGGCGCTGGAACAACTGGACAAGGTTACGCTGGCGGAAATGCTGGTGGCGGCTCAACAAACTACCCAGGCGGTGGTGGGGGTGGTGCTGGCGCGGTAGGAGAATCGCCAGCAAATCAATTTGCAAGGGCTGGCGCTGGAGGTGTTGGTGTCCAATCAAATATTGATGGCAACAACTACTATTACGCTGGTGGCGGTGGCGGTGGCGGATTTACATCTGGCAATGGTGGTGGTAACGGTGGTCTTGGAGGAGGCGGTGGAGGATCTACACAAACAGGTACCGCTGGTACAGGCGGAGCCGGAAGAAATTCAGGATCTGCTGGAGCAAGCGGATCAACTGGCGCAAATAGTGGTTCTGCTGGAGCAAATACAGGTGGAGGCGGTGGCGCTGGCGACACAACTCACACAGGTCCATCAGGATCTGGAGGTTCTGGAATTGTGATTGTTCGCTACGCAGGCGCACAGCGCGGCACTGGCGGCACGGTCACATCGAGCGGCGGCTACACAATCCACACTTTCACTTCGTCCGGCACATTCACGGCATAAGGAATCGATATGAGCAAAGCACGAAATTTATCGCAGGTGATTGTCGACGCGGGTGGTGACATCAATGCATCATCGCTCGACAATGTGACGCCTGCATCGATCAGCGACAAAACAAACACAAGCACTGGCGCATTTGATCTGCCTGCTGGTACGACTGCTGAAAGGCCTGCATCTCCTCATGTTGGCCAACAGCGTTGGAACACAACGCTTGGCGCCATGGAATATTGGACAGGCTCTACCTGGAGTCAGCAGTTTGTGGCTCAGTATTTGGTTGACTATCTTGTTGTTGCTGGTGGTGGCGCAGGCGGTAACTATGGCGGCGGCGGCGGCGCTGGAGGTTATCAATCACTACAAAATTTTGTGGCGTCAACAGGCTCTGCATATACGATTACTGTTGGCGCAGGCGGTGCTGGTGCATCTTCTTCTCCTAGATATGGCGGCAATGGAAACAACTCAGTATTTGCGGCATCTGGTGTTACTACAACATCCATAGGTGGTGGTGGTGGCGGAGGTAATGATCCAGCAACTAGCGATGCACAATCAGGCCGATCTGGTGGATCTGGCGGTGGAAGTTCTGGACAAAATGCTTCAGGAACATTTGGTAACGGTACTTCAGGTCAAGGCAATAGAGGCGGATCTCACACAGGGTCAGCAAACAGTAATCGCGGTGGTGGCGGTGGTGGTGCCAGTGCTGTTGGCGTCGACGGATCAAGCACAGGCAATGGAGGAGCAGGTAGTACATGGCTAAATGGAACCACCTATGCTGGCGGCGGCGGCGGCGGCGGTTCAAACCTTACTAACTCATCTGGAGGCGCTGGTGGCGGCGGTGGATTTGGATCGCCAGGATCAGCCAATACTGGCGGTGGCGGAGGCTCTGGAAACGATAATGCCGCATCAAGCAAAAATGGTGGCTCTGGTGTAGTGATTATTCGATATCCAGGATCTCAGCGCGGCGCTGGTGGAACTATCAGTTCTGCTGGTGGTTACACCTATCACACATTCAACTCTTCTGGGACATATACAGGATGACAAACAGCATCAAAGATTTTGTCCTTGAGATAGAAAATTTTCTGTCAAAAGAATGGTGCGATCACGCCATTCAATATTTTGACGCGATGGAAAAATCCGGCCTGGTTGCAGATCGATCAGCGGAAGCAATGCGCCACATGTGGGATGACAATACGCTGACTATGCATGGCGAATATTCTGTGCAAGTGCTTGGCACACAGCATCTTAGCCAATCTTTTATCGATGAGTTTTGGGCAAAAGCGTACCCTGTTTACGGCAAACAATTCAGTGTGTTGAAGACGATTGCAAATCATTCGATTCACTATCTGAAGTTGCAAAGAACAGAGGTTGGTCAGGGTTACCACACATGGCATTGCGAAACTGGTGACAGGACTTCAGCGTCTAGATTGATGGCGTTCATTTTGTATTTGAACGATGTTGAAGATGGTGGCGAGACTGAGTTCTTGTACTACCCACGCCGCATTAAACCTTCAACTGGCAAATTGATTTTGTTTCCTGGTGGTTACACGCACACGCACAAAGGCAACCAGCCACTATCAAACACAAAATACATCCTGACTGGATGGGTGGAATTCTAAGGAGAAGCACATGGCACATTTTGCAAAAGTAAACAACGGCATCGTCGAGCAAGTCATCGTCGCCGAGCCAGAATTCTTTGACACCTTTGTGGACTCGAGTCCTGGTCAATGGATTCAGACTTCATACAACACGCGTGGTGGTGTTCACTACGACCCAGCGACTGGCGAGCCTTCTGCTGATCAAAGCAAAGCATTGCGCAAGAACTACGCAGGCATTGGCTTCAACTATGACGCAACGCGTGATGCATTCATGCCGCCAAAGCCATACGCATCATGGGTGCTCAATGAGCAAACTTGCTTGTGGGACGCGCCGGTTGCTATGCCAAATGACGGTGGCAAC